TCGCCTACCCCTGATTTTCTATTTCTGCTGCAGCTCGTCGCAACAAGCCCTCTAGCGCGGCCTTTACCGTTTGTCGGCGGACCTCGTCGCGGTTGCCGGCGAAGTGCTCAAGCTCGGCCGTGACCTCATCGCCGACGCCGAAAGCCAGCCATACCGTGCCCACCGGTTTGTCCGGCGAGCCGCCATCCGGTCCCGCTACACCACTGACCGCCACGGCAAAGCGCGCCAGGCTTTTTTCCTGTGCACCGCGGACCATCGCCTCCACCACTTCCTGGCTGACGGCACCCACTTTTGGAAACAACGTTTCCGGCACATTCAACTGCCGGGACTTCTGGCGGTTGGAATAGGTGACATACCCCGCCTCAAACCAGGCCGAACTTCCCGGGATCCGCGTGATGGCTTCCGCGATTCCGCCGCCGGTGCAGGACTCGGCAGTGGTGACGTGGGCATTGAGCACCTGCAAACGGCGCCCTAGTTCAGCAGCCAGTTGAGTGATTTCCTTCACGGTCGTCTCCAGACGTGGGCGGGGTTTTGCCTACCCTACAGGAGCCAATCGCACGCGCAAGTGACGGACTGTCTCAAGACGCAAACGGGCGAAGGCACGTCTGTACAGTTCTCACACGTTTAAGAAACGCAAAACGCCGCCTTCGCCCGCGCCCACAGCTGCAAGCGATCCTCCAGCCCATTGAGCCCGCCGTTGATACGCCGGGTGATGGTGGTGAACTGATCCTTGTCGGCCAGTTCATTCAGGCCATTGCTTTGCCAGAACCAGGCCGCCGACTCGGCCGCCCATTGCGGCTGCTCCAGCAATGTCGGTTCCCGCAACAAACGCTCATCGCCAAACAGTGCCTGGCTACAGGCCAGGTAGTTGCGGCGACCGGTAATCTGGATCAGCCCCCTGCCCCGATACTTCTGGCCGTCGCCGTCCGCTTCGGGCGTGTTACCCAGGCGCACGGCCAATGCGCCGGTGTCGTACTTGCTCAAATAGGCATCACTGCCCAGTTCACGCACGTAGCGCAACTCGCCGGACTCATGACCGACTTGAGCTAGAAACGCAGCGATGCGTTTGGGTTGACCGATCTCAAACCTGGCCATGGCCGTGTTCAGCGCAGGCAAAAAAACGCCCGCGCCAAGGCGGGCTCCCGGCAGGATTTGAAGCAGTTGAGACAGTGTTATCAACATGGTTCCTCACTCGGCCGGGGACAAACCACTGGCCTTGATTGCACATCGGTAGCTCTCTTTGCGCTTGCCACTGGCAATCACACTCTTGATCGACCAACGCCCCTGCATAAAGCCAGGCCAAGACTCGTCCAACAGCAGCAACCCTTCGGCGCCGAACAACGGGTTTCCGGGGCAAATCACATTGACCTGCAACCCTTCACGCCCCACTCGGCGCATCTCGCCCTCAGCGGCAGTCCTGGCTTCCGCCTCGCTCTGGTAGCGCTGCGTCATCACCTTGAACGGCGCGATACCCACTTCCATCACGTGCTGTTTGCCGGCGGCTGCGTCCCACCAGCTCGCTTGCGCGCCGGAGTAGGTCGCTCGGCTGGATTCAGTGAAGCTGGCGGAAATAAACGCACGATCCCCCGGACGGTTGTCGCGGGTGATCGACAACTGCACATCCGGCAAAACCTTGCCCGACAGCGATTTGATCTGCCCTTTACGGCCCAGCACATACAGCTCGTCGACGGGTTTGGCCACCGCGTCGAATCGCTTGGCCAACCGCGTCAAAAACGCCATGTCACTTTCATTGGTCTGGTCGATATGCTGGATCTGCTCATCTTCCAAATCGTGCGCCACACGGGGCGAGAAGCCGTAGCGCGTGGTCAATTGACGAAACAGCGCCCCCAGGCTGATCGGCCCGTGGCTGGCGGTTCGTCGCTTCTTGAACTCAGGCTCGTCAAAAGGTGCGGCTGTTGCCACCAGCACCACGCGCAGCGGAAACAGCGATGGCGTACGCTGAGTGATCTTGAACCGCCCTTTATCCACCAGGCCGGATTCCAGGTAGCCGACGCGCAGGCCGATCTGACCGCCCAGGCTGGGTAACCCTTCAAGGCCTTCGATGTCGAGGGTCAGCTTCAACTGATCGGACGCAAACCCCGCCAAATCGGTGTGCTCCCATTCCAATAACCGCTCATTGAGCAGCGCGGCATTGGCGCCGTAAATTTCCACCACCGGTGTAAATCCAAGTGTCATGGTGACTCCTTAGTCCCAGGCCGAAACCGGCTGCTTGGCAATCGGTTGTACCGTTAGCTCGGGCACAATGATGCTGACGCCGGCCGGCAATACTGCGCCCTGCTCGGCTAACTGCGGGTTCAAGCGCCATAGCACTTCCTCGGCCGCATCGTCACAGCGACCCAGCTCGCGGTAGAGCAACAGGTTCACCGAATCCCCCGCAATACTTCTCACCCTACGCATTGACGAATTCCTCCAGCACCACGACCCAATTGATCACCATCGCCGTGCCGTCATCGATGACGCTGGACTGTTTTTCGTCCACCGATTTGATGGTCCACAGCCCCCAACTAAGGCCAACGCCGTCGACCAGAGGCAACGGCACACGAAGGGTTTGCAGCGCACGCAATTCCTCCAGCCGCGCCATGCCCTGCGCCCGTGCGGCCTTACCACCAAAGGTGAGGGTTTCGAGCGCCTGGCCGACCTGGCTGGATTTGGGTTTGCCGGCAATGATCTCCAGGCTGACCCAGCCACCACTGCTCGCACGGTCAAGGGTGTCGTAGGCAAAGCCACGAGATAGCCCAAAAATAAACGTGCCCAATGCCATCTGCTGTCGCATCACGCCACTCCTGTATCGGTCAGCGCCGAATCGCGTCGCGTCGCCAGCAGGCTGTCCATCGGCAACGGCGTGAATTGGGCTTCAATCTGTTGCACCACTAGCGCCGCCAGTTGCTGATAGCTGGCCTGCTCGGGTGCATTGATGGTGATTTGCGGGGCGAATGTAAGTTGACGGTTGTCAGCCTGGGCGTTGTTCAATTGCTTGCTGACATCGGCGGGCGCGGCGAGGCGGTCGCTTGGCCCGAACAACTTCTCACCGAGCCAAGCACCCGCTTCACTGCCCAGCAAGCCACCGATCGCGCCGCCGACAGCCGTACCGACACCGGGGAAAATCAGCGTGCCTATGGCTGCTCCGGCAGAGGCTCCGGCCCAGGCACCACCTGCCGTGCTGAGGCCGGCGCCGACGGCCTTGACGTCACCGTCGCGTACACCCTGGATCACGCCCAAGGTGGCTTCAGCGGTTCTCAAGGGTGCAAGCCGCCGAATGCCGACGGATTCGAGTTTGGTGAAAGCATCGGTCAAGGCACCCGCCGGAATGTCTGGCCGAGTGGCCGCTGGCGTTGCGGTGCTCGCCGCGGTAAAGGACTGAAAGCCTTGCGAAGTCGCCCCTACCTGAAAGCCCGCTGACGAGCCGCCCAATAATTGCCGGCCTCGTTCGACCAGGCCGCTTATTCCAGCACTGCGCCCGCCGATTTTTTTGCGACCTTTGTATTTCTTTGCAGCCGTGTCGATGACCAAATCAATCGCTTTTTCTGCGATCTTGCTTTTCAGCGCGTCCAACAATTCGCTTCCAGCCGCCTTGATCGTGCTCATCACCGCACCATCAGCAGGCTCCTTGTGTTCATCCTTCGGCGCGCTCGCGGCAACATCAGCTGCCTTGGGCACCAGAGCGTCGCTGGTGATGAACAACGTAGTGTTGAGCGTCTCCAACGTCTCGCGCAGTCGTACTTGTTCCTGGGTCAAGGCGTTGATATCCACACTGAGTGTGGCCAACGTAGCGTTCAACGCCCACTGCGGCTGCGAGGCCGCCTCCAGGCTTACGGGTGCCCCGGCGCTTGCGGAAAACGGTGCCAGCACATTGCCAAGGTCCGCGTCGCCGATCATCCAGCGGAAATCCTCCTGGGCAAGCCGGATCCCATATTTAGTCTCTTGCATCCCGCTTACTCCTGTTTAACGCCAAGGCGAGTGATCGCGATGTCGTAGCGGCGCAATGCTTTTGCGGCATCCCAATCCAGGATCTCCGCCTCACTGACCGAGTAAACCAGCGGCACCACATCGAGGATCACGTCGATGTCGCGTTGCGAAAGAAGTCCGCCGGTTGATTTAAAAAATCGTCGATGCGCTCCTGTAGTTCGGTCCAGTCAGGTACGGTGAGATGGGCAAGATCGGGGATCATCAAGCCGCTGCAATGAGCGGTGATGAACTCGGCGCGCTCTTTGTTGGTGGCGAGCTTTTTCATCACCTTGGTGGCGCGCAGGGCGGGCATTTCCAGGGACAACTCGGCGAAGATACGGCCGGCAGCGTCGAGAGGCTGCAGCAGTTGGATGGGCTGTTCGTGAGTCGATTCCGCTTGTTTATCGAGGAAGAACGACGCAGGACGTGTCGACATCTCATGTACGTATTGGGCGATGGTCACGTAGTCCGGGCGCTTGAGTTGGTCGAGCTCTTTTTCCGACAGACCGGTGGCGAGTTTCGCCAGTTCGAAGAACTGGTCGTCCTCGTCCTCACCGGCCCGGGCCAGCGCATCTTTTTGCGCGGCGTAGTACAGCGGCTTGAGTTGAACCTGCTCAATCGTCGCTCCGGTATCGGCGGTGATCGGCGAGAGCAGGCGGTGCAGCGGTGGCATCCAGGCCATGGGGCAATTCCTTGAAATGAAAGGGAGACGTGTAGGAGCCGGCTGCCGGCGATGCAGGCGACTGGGTTTGTCGGGTGAACCGAGGTGATGCGATCGCTGGCAAGCCAGCTCCTACAGGGCGCGTGTGGGCTTTAAGGCATCAGCACGGCGCGGCGGGCGTCGCCGAGAATGTCGACGCCGTTGAGCACGAATTTCTGGGTACGCACGTCGATGTCGATCACCGGAATGCCGTTTTCCAGGCGGTTGTAGGTGCGGCAGGAGAGTTCCAGGGTGGTGGTGGGTTTATCGCCCATTTTCAGCTTCGCTTCTTCCAGGGATTTGAGCTTGCCGCCCACGGTGTGGTAGGTGAAGTAGGTCTTGCCGTCCTGGTCCTGACCAGCCTCGCGCACGTTGAGCAGAATGTCGTCACCCAGGCGCACGCCCAACGCCAGCATGATTTCCGGGCCCGCACCTTGCAGGATCAACTTGGCGCCGAGTACCTTGCCGCTCTTGGCCATTTCCTCGGCAATGAAACGCCCGCCTGTCATGGGTTCCATGTCGAATTCGATCTTTGGCGGGGTGAATTCCTCAACCGTCGCGGACAACGGCAAACCTTGAAGGGTGGCCGCAATGGCCTGTCTGACTCGGTTGGTAAACATTAGAGAACGTCCTCCAGGAACTGCTCGATGATTTCATCGCGGGCATTGAGTTGATAAATCATGTGTTCGTTCGGCGC